AACCTTTTGAAATCATCACTCCACAAGAGCACATCAAACAATACAATGCTGCTAAATGCGATATAGCTGCATAAAATACTGTAAATCCAACGAATCAATCTCTTGCAAAAGAACGATATATTCACCAAGGGGGCAGCCTACCCTTTTTTTAAGAAAATTTTTTTCCATTTTCTATTGACATTTATTAGCTGGACTTTGTGGTTGTAGTGGTTTGGGTTGCTTCGTAAAGTTCAGTCAATGCTAACTGGGTGTTAGTGACTTCATCTTCCAGTGCCAGATTAGCTTCATACTGCTCGGTAAGAGCTAACTGGGCTTCGGTGAGCTGGTTTTCCAGTTCTGTTACCCGGTTCTGTAATTTTCCAATATCTGACTCTGGTAAGTAAGTGAATACCGGCTTTGGATCATCTGGATTTGTCACATCAATACGTTCCAGCTGACCTCCATCCGGGATGTCCACAAATAATGCCAGAAGCCCCTGTGGAACCTGGTCTTCTCCGTAAAAGATTGACCAGATTTTTCCGGTTGCATCATAGATTACTAATGCTTTCATACGCCTTTCCTTTCTGATTATTTATGATATACTGTTAATATCTTTTTATTTTTTTCTACAAATTTCTGCACCACCTCCCCATTACCTGTTGATAATATACTTTATGGGAAGTCCATTTTTGGAGTTTCAGGTAATGTGCGCAAGTATGCAGTTTGGACTGGGAACGTAAACACCAGTGGCTCTGGAACATTTACATATGTTATGAACAATGGTTCAACATATTTGCCTTATTTAAAAATAACAGGATTTGGGTTTACACCACTCTCTGTAACCGCATATGCCTATCTCAGTAAAGGTGTAAGCTTTACTGGCTACGATGGATATAACTATTTTGTTTATGGAAATATGGGCTATCAGCCTAATACTGGTCCAGCAAGATATGGTTATAACAACATTGTCATGCCAGTGAGACAAGATGGCTCTCATAGCGTTAGAATTGTTGGTTATTATTAATAGTATCCTGTAACGTAGTAATTGTACTTCTTATTTGGGGTTGTAACTTTTACTTTAAAAGTTGTTCCGCTTCGAGTTGGAGAAACCAATGTATAATTGGGCAATATTATACCTTGCTTAGTCGGATTCCAAGGGCAAGAAGTAGATAAGTCATGTGGGTCATTTTCCGCCATAAACATCCAACTTTGAATATAAAAGCCAAGAGATAATGTTACATAATAGTTACTGTCTGAAGTTACTTGCCCATAACGAGATGCAAATTGTCTCACATTACCCGAAACACCGAATATCGACTTCCCATAAAGTATATTATTGCCAGTTAGATTCCCATCACCTTTGATAACAATATTACCGGTCATTTTCTTACCACTGCATGATACTGTCTGCTGAGCTGCCTTAGGCGTATAAGTTCCACCGCCCATCGTACCCATGGTGCCGGTCTGCTTGCTTTTGGGATTAGTGGTATAGAAAGTTTTACCTGATAACACATCACTGGCTCCAGCGTCGCCACTGAGGATTAGTGTACCTGTTAAAGGATTGCCATCCTTATCTACGATCACTTTCCCAGATAAGATATCATCTGCTTCAGCTGTGATCACATCTAAATCGGCACCTCCGCCTCCGCCAGTCATTAATACTCTTCCCATTGTTACACTCCTTTTAGCCCGATCATAATGTCAGTTTCCGGCTTTTTGTAAACCTTAAAAGTCACGCTGCCGGCTGCCGTTGTCCCCGTACCAGAAGCGATGATACCAAAAGCTTTCATATATGCCTTCTGGGTTTCTGCAGGAGCCCCATCTTCCAGCAGACTTACAAAGATGGGATTATCTTCTGCTGTAACACCTTCTACCTCAACTGTCTGGCTATATGGGGCTGCATCTCCCGTCCAGCCGCTTGCTGTAAGTGTTACATTAGCCGGTTCTGCTGCCCTTTTTATATCAGTGAAAAACTTCTGCACCTTGCCAAGGATCATGCCCATACTATCTCCTATTGCCGGTACTGGATACTTCGCCTGACATACTTCCGCAGTCGTGACCACAGTTTTTGATATATCACCACCAGAGGCATCTAATTTATCATCGATTTTATTCCCGGCTTTTTCTTGTAATTCTTTGACTGATGCTGAAATTCGATTAAAAAACCAGTTAAAGTACGCTGCCGGTGGCTTATATCCAGCTTTAAAGCCATCTTTCTTCATTTGTGCATCCGGTTCTACCCCTACATTATCCCAATCTGGAATCTTTTCCTCAAAATTCATAGTCTACTCCTCCTAAATCGGCAATACCGGGATTTTATCATCATCTCCCAGATACAGCCCCAGATAACCGCCTACAGTCTGCTCAATGTCTCCAAAACCTGCAGATTCATCATACTCATTCACAGAATCTGAAAACTCAAATGTACCCTCAAAGTTATCTGCAGATAAAGTTACACAGATTGGAAGTAATGTCTCGATCATAGCTACTGCCTGACGGCTAGAAAAACCTGCATTAACCAACACAAAAACCGGAAACTTCGTCAGCTTTACCACACAGGGACGATCATCCTCCACGATTTCCAAATCGTCCATGGTAATGTCCCCCATTTTGCTGCCAAACATCAATACCAATGCATGCATAATAGAGTTGTAATCTCCCTGCACTACATTCCGGCCGATCTGGGATAAGATCATATAGCGATACTGCTCATCATTCAGTAAACCTCTGCGCTGTCCCATCGTATCCCCATACAATTCCAGAGTCTTGCCGCTTGCTTGATTTAAATCCAAACAATCAAATACCATCTGAATATCCATACGTAACTCTGATGTGGCTAACTGGTTAAGTTCCAATAATTTATAATTATTGCTATCTACATCCTTCCGGTAGCAATCCGGAAGGCCTTTTATACCTTTCACGACACCACCTCAACTTCGATATCATCTGCTTCGCATCGCGCCATCTCATAGTCCTCAATAATAATGTTTGCCATGGAAAAAGTTTCCCCATCCGTGGATATGGACAACTCCTGGACATTGACGACGCCATGAACATCATGGATATATCCATACAAACTGGATAAATATACCGAATCCCCATTTGCCAGGTTATTGATATACTCCAGCAGACTTTCCCTGATCTGAGCAACACCGTCATTTTCAAAAAACTGATTCGTCAGAACCTTCATCTTGATATACACTATCTTCTTTTTAGTCCTGGAAAAGCGAACTGTATGCGGCTTGTTTCCATCATCTAACACCTGTACCTCCACCGTTCCAACAGACCTGATTCCAATAGGTTTTTTAGAAAAAATAGCTTCTCCGATTTCCTGATCCTGGCTTTCCGGTGCAAATACATAACACTCAAACGAATGTGGTGGACGACCATCAACAGTTGATTCTGTATCATTTTCTGCTATAGCTACACCATCTACCTGTGCGATACGAGACAAAGCACCGCGAATAGCATTCGCTGTAGCACTTCCAGATCCAGCAACAGCCTTTTTATAGCGGATTCTCAAAGCGGTATCTGTTTCGCGATCCTCTCCATATGTATCAACTGCCAGAAGCTCCGCTCGTTCCAGATCTGGATCCGGGTTTACAATTGTAATTTCTGTTCCAACAGTCAGATTTCCACCAGTTCCGGGCTCCGTACAGTTAGCATAACAGTCCGCATACCCTTCACCACCTACCGTATAATCAACATCGACATAAAACTCCTTACCGTTACCGACCAACATAAAGGCTGCCGGCACGATTGCACCTGTATTACCGTAAACCCGTACTTTCAAACTTGCTGCAGTAGCTGGATTTCTGGTAATACCGGCAAACACACAGCGCCGGTCCAGGCTCTGTCCTCGGGCACTTCCCGGAAAGATTGCATAATAAATCTCTTCCAGAAGTTCATAGCACTCTGCCAGATCTTCCACATTCAGCCGGATGTACTTGCCAAGGATGGACTGACTGCTGGTATCGATATCCTCTCCAAACAGCGTTTTCGCTCTGTTCTCCTGCCGGGTAAGCAGATCGTCATAGGTTGGACGCTGAAACCCTTTGTCTGTCAGAACCATTGTTATACCTCCATTTCTGCTGTAGTCTGGCCAGATGCACCAGATACAGTAAAATTAATCTTAAGCACACGCCCTTCCGTTGCGATGTCACAACGAGTCATCTGCAGAGAGCCGTCTACCTGATCAATAACGCTCCGGACATAATCCCGGATCATTGCAATGTTTGGATTCTTTTTCAGGATTTTCCGCACCGGGATACCTTCTTTTTCGTCAAATGACCATTCACCACGGTTGGTTCTTAACACCTGGCGAATTTTCTGCATGATCAAGTCTGTCCCCTGAGCCATCTGAATATCATTCTGATTCAGGACCACATCCCCGCTTTCATCCAAAGCAAAACATTTCATAAGCACCTCACATAATTCCAACAACCACCGCTCCATCCAGTGTATGATGTCCTGGGATTGGCGTGGCAAAGCTTCCTGTTCTCGTTTCCGATATATCCCGGTCTGCGCAAACACAATACACAGTATCTCCAGCCTGCACTCTGCGTACCGTAGCCGGTGACAGTGAAAGGAACTTCACTGCGCTGTCCAGCACTGGGCAGTTTGGTATAACAGCCTGTTTCTGTGCCTGTCCACCAACCGCCTTTACCAAGTTAAGCGGCTGCACAGTAGCCAGATTCCCGCTGACCGCTGTAACCTTTGCAAAAAATCCTGTATGTACCTGCAAAAGGGCCTGTTCGATCATGCCCTGAAACACAGTTCCTTTCATCCTATCACCCTACCTTCGCGCCCAGTTTTCTGAGCATTTCCAGATTTTGTGCCGCAGTACCGGAATACCCTTGGATTCCAAGCTGATCAGCCAGCGTTTTCCGGTAAGCATAGGAACTATCTGCTCCTGCAGATTTTAAGCCGTCTACAATAGATACTCCGCTGTAGCCCACCAGGTTTGGAAGATCGGAAGTTGTTGTCTCATCTTCTGGAGTTTCTGCTGCTGCAGGGCATTCAATCGCCTTGACCTTTGTCAGGAAATCTGTGCCATCATATGTATGGCTGCCTTCCCGGACACGGTACACACCGGTAACATTGCGGCTCTGCACATGGATCAGACTGGCTGTTGTAATGCGGTGCTGTAAAAGCATGGTCATTTCATAGCCTTTTACTGTGTCTTTAAAATCCTCTGCGGTCTGCTCCTCTTCAAATTCTGACAGACTCAATAGACCGGTATCCGAAGATAAAGTAAAATCCAGGCCATCACCATCCAGGATGTGTCTGACGTATATCTGCCCTTTACAGATGTACGCTGACACTCCGCATACCTTTGCATACTTCCGGATATTTTCCATAAGCCCGCCATCCACAGTAGACTTATCCTTATATGTGTGGTCACGCTTAGGCGCAAATACCGCAACCGGAATGCCAACCTGACTGATCAGATCCTGTAAAATTTTACTGGCTTTTGTTCCTTTAGCATATGATTTACTTTTTAATTCACGTTCTTTCAGAACAGCCTGATCGATAGCATAAATCTCTGTCACCCTGTCATTACCCGAATAATATGACCGCACTTTTGATATAATTCCCGAAAAAATGATTCCAGTATCGTCCCCATATCCTGCTGTTACAGAAATCTGCGCATCCCTTTTTATGTTCTGGATCGTCGTGTCTGAAATATTGTAAACAATAATTTCTGCCTCATCAGCTTCTGTATCATCATCAAAAGGAATATCAAACTCACAATCAAGTTCTTCATTGTCAATGGTAATATCTCCAATTTTAATGGTCACTGTATGATGATATAAACCGCTTGTGTCTGCCTGTTCTGTCTCCAGTATAATTTCACTTTCCAGATGGCGTATGGACTCCACGATTCTGGAATCCAGGTCTCTGCCCGTACCTTTTATTACAAAACTCTTTTTCATCAGCATCACTTCCCGTTATCAATGGTTAAAAACACGGTTTCTCCGAAATTATCCCAAGTCACGTTATTCTCCTGACCAGATTCGTCCAATGGCACAATGTCTAGCACAGGGAATTTCCCTGCTTCATACACCTCCTGGAACAGGGGCACTCCATAGATAAGCGGCTCTGCATAACATAAAACCACACCGTCCCGATAAAGACTCACAGTAAAAAGATCCGCCTGTCGATTATAGGCGAACCTCATATTGAATTTTTCATTTCCAAGGGCAATATTAAAACCATAAGGGATCTGATCTTTTTTTACTACAATTCTATCTTTCACATCTGCCTCCTTATGGTATGGTTAAAATCTGACCAGGCTTGATCTTATTTGGGTCAGACAAGATATTTCTGTTGGCGTCAAAAATCTTCGGATATGAAGCACCACTTCCGTAATAGGATTTTGCAATACTCCATAAAGTATCTCCATGTTTCACCGTATGTGTCTTTACAGCTGATGTGCCCTGCGCAGATGCTTCTTCTACCTGCTGATCAGAACTGCTTCCGCTGCCAGCAGAATATGGACTGGAAGCAATCCGGATTTCCTTCAATTCCGCCGAAAACGTACAGCCACCCCTGACAGAGCCAGTGTGCGTGGTAGTAAACTTCGTGAGCAGCGCCGATGAGAGAATGTTAATTCCAGTATACTCCACCAGCTCCCCATCCTTCTGCAGACGTTCCAGCTGTGCGATATCGTCCTCATAGTCACTTCCAACTAGTTCCCCTGAAAGACTTAACACCAGAGGGGACTGCCTGACATGATCAGTCAGGTCAATCCCCTCCTCTACCGGATGGCTGCTGATGGAAGTTTCCCGCGCCACATCCTCAGACTCTACAAAAATATAAATATCATTGATCAGTGCCACGTTACACCTCCCTTAGTTCCGGATTGGTACGTCCCATACCGTCCATGGCTTCTCGGATTGCTTCACGCACCCAGCGTTTTACCTTCCGCTCATTACTGTCACTGGCACTTGCTCCATTCAGAGTAAGGTTAAATGACGGGCTATAGGTACTTACATTACTGGTGCTCTGGTTATTGGTAACCGAAGAACTGTCCGGGCTGTACCGGCTCCGGATTGGTGACATTCTGGATGCAGCAGAATCTCCGATTTCCTGAGCAGTCTGATCAACCTTGCCGGAATAATTCCGCATACCTTTTACCAGACCAAGATCTGTGAACTGTCCGCTATCTTCCATGACACGGGAAGGACTATGAATATCCAAAGACCCATTTACCGCATTTTTCACATCTGCCGCAATCCCCTCTGCAGTCCCGATGACAGTAGGTCTCATGGCCAGCATGCCATTGTTAAGTCCCAGCATGATATTCTCACCAGACGCATACAGATTGGTTTCATCAATCTTTCCGGTAAAGTCAGTAGAAAACTGACCCGCATTCTGGATCATCGTGGAAAAGCCAGCATCTGCTGCCGTACTCATCTGTGTCATCTGGTTTGTCGTGGATGCTGTTACCAAAGGGGTACTGCTGTCGATTCCGTCGGATACTTCTTTACCGGCATCTTTTCCCTTGCCAAATAAACCTTTCACACCATCAATAATTCCAGAGCCAATACCTTTTACGATATCGATCCCAAGCTGCAGCCAGTTAACACTCATGATTGTGGTTACAATGGCACTAATCAGCTGTGGCACCGCCTGAATCAGCTGCGGGATTGCCCCGATAAGTCCCTGTATCAGCATGATCACCAGCTGAATACCTGTTGTCAGAATTGTAGGTGCCGCAGAAATCAGCCCGTTTAACAACTGCAAAATGATATTGATTCCTGACTGAATAATGGCGGGACCATTTGCTATAAGGCCAGCGCACAAATTGTCAACAGCTGTAAGTCCAGCCGAGAGGATGCCAGGCATCTGCTGATCCAATCCCTGCAACAAAGAAAGTAGCATTCCGGCTCCAAGGCTGAGTAGCTGTGGTGCCAGCTTCATGATTCCAGTCAACATAGTGCTTAATCCAAGCATAACGCTCTGTGCAATGCTGCCCCGGTTCTGGTCGATGCCAGAAACCAGAGACTGTACGATGGAAACACCACCCTGCACCAGACTAGGCAGCTGATCTGCCACCGTCACGGCAACCTCCGAAGCAACGGTACCGGCTTCCTCTACCAGGCCGCTTAAACCGCCTTTTTCGGTTGCTTTGGTGAGCTGCGTCATCCATCCGGATGCCTTGGCCACAGCATCTTTTAAGTTGCTGCTGCCAAGTGCTTCATAAATGGCAATGCCAGTACCCTCTGTGGCACTCTTAAACTCTGTGATCCGCCCGGTAAGGTTGTCGTTCATGGTCTTAGCCATGTTCTCCATCGCACCTGCAGAATCTTCAACATAACCACTAAGCTCGTTATACCGGTCACCAGAATTTGCCAGTAGAGCATTTACGGACTTCAGGTCATTTTTATTAAAAATGGTCGATAGTGCATCCTGCTTTTTCTGATCACTCATACCGTCCATGGACTTATTTAGATCATTCAGGATGTCGTTCATCGGCCGCATTTTACCCTCTGCCGTATAAACACTGAGTCCAAGAGCTTTCATCTTCTTGGCCGCCATATCGGTTGGCGCCTGCAGGGATAACATGATATTACGCAGTGCTGTTCCGCCTTCAGCACCTTTTACACCGTTATCTGCAATAATACCAAGCAGAGTGTTGAGCTCCGTGGTTCCTCCCGCTAAGGTCTTTGCAGTACCACCTACAGTTAAGACCGCCTCACCCAGCTGTGACACGCTGGTATTGGACTTCTGTGCTGTCTTTGCGAGCTGATCACCGAATTTAGTCAGGTTCTCCTGCGTTGCCTCAATGCCAAGAGCCGACATACTGTCAGTGACCATGTCTGATGCTGCCGCCAGGTCCATTCCACCAGCAGATGCCAGATTCAAGACCGTTGGCAATGCACCGCATGCCTTTTCTGCATCGTATCCGGCCAGCGCCATATAATTCAACGCTTCCGCAGATTCTGCAGCAGAGAACTTGGTTGCAGCACCCATTTCCTTTGCGGTATTGGCCAGCATTGCGTACTGCTCATTAGAATAATCCGCTTCGCCGGCAGTCATGCCCATTGTTGCGGCAACCTGGCTCATAGATGCTTCGAAACCAGCTCCAACATTTACCGCAGCTGTTCCGAGTCCAACTGCAGCTACTGTTGCTGCAGTTATTCCAGCAGCAAGTCCTTTTACCGCAAATTTCCCAGCCGATGCTGCAGCACCAGCCGCATTGGTAGCAATACTCTTAATCCCTGACGCTGCAGTCTTAAACGATAACTTTGCAACCTTTCCCAGGCTTCCAAGCAGCTTTTCTCCGGTCTTGGCCGCCGTCTGAAGCGGTCCCGGAAGTTTCTTTATGCCAGCATCCAGCTTTTCTTTTGCCAGCTGCTTTGCCGAATCAGCCAGAGACTTAAAACTTTTTTTCGGATGAGCCAGCCCCGTACCCAGCTTCTTTACTCCATCGACCAATTTATCAATCGGGGGAGCATGAATGCTGTTGGCCAGGCTGTCCATCTGATCCGTTGCGTCCTCTGCGCTCTTTTCGATATTCTTCAGACCGCTCTCTGTATCTTCCAGGATACCAAGCTTTGCATCAATGCTGTTCAAATCAGAAGTAAGGTCCGCAAAGGGATTCTGCTCAACCTCAAATCCGATTGTTACAACATCTTCCCGGATCGTAGACATTCCAATCACCTGCCTTCGTTACTTTTCCGCAGCTTTTCTTCTCGCTTCCAGGAGCAGGTCATAAGCTGCGTTTGCTTCAGCTACTTCCAATGGTGACATCTGGTTAAATACCGTGTTGTAATCCATGCCGGCGTCCAATACCAGACGCCACCAGTCCCAATGCTGACTAGCCCTTTGCTTTAGCTCCGTTTGCGTTAGATTCTTTTCGAAACTTGCCGTACATAACGTCACGGCCCCAGGTAGTTACCGCGTTGTATTCTTCCATCGTGTCGAAGCTGTCTGCAGTGAGCCCCTTCGGCTCTACGATTACGTTATCCAGGATGTACTGACCGAGTTTCTCTGTACTGGTGGTAGTAGTTCCATCAATGTAGGAACTATCCACACCGCGTACAGCCACAGACAAACCGGAAAACTGCGCCACATACTTAGTTCCGTTGATTTCTTTTTCCACCGTGTAAAATTTACTCTTATCCATTGTTTGTCTCCTTCCAAAAAAGAGTGCCATCCCGAAGGAAAGCACTCCTGACATTAATTTACCGTATAATCAAATACCTGGATCTCAAACTCCCGGTCATCCAGCTCTGCTGCCTGACCAAGCTCCGGGGTTTTCTTTACCATGGCCTGGGAACCGCCAACTTTTTCATCAATGGATTTGTTGAGCACCCAGATATCAAACAATGTTCCCGCATTGGCTAAGCCAATCAGGTAACTTTTCTGTGGGCTGGTGCCCTGCACGCTGATGGTAATGGTTCCCAGATCATTACAGCTCTGATTCACCACAACATCACCCTGGGCGCCTACCTTGGTGGTGAAATTATCCTCATCTTTTTCACACTTCACCATGTCTTCTCCAAGACCGGTGATGTACACACCGCCAACCGTAATCACACAGTCTTTGGGATTGTAAGTCTTAACTGCAGCCATATTGCCTCCTTTACTCCTCAATTGTGCCGTTAATAGTTGCGTAATGGATCGCGCCAGCCAGGCTAAAACTAAACTTGCCGCCCTTGTAATTTCGTGCCGCGCGATCTGCAGCCGGAATATCTGCCCTGGTAGCAAAGTTTGTGGAATACATCGGCTGTCCTTCGTCATCCTGAGCGATAATGCCGGAAAGAAACGCTTCTCTCATTGCATTGGTTACCACACCCTCCAGCTGGCTGATTCCAGTGTTGTCAAATGCAAGCTTTTTGGAATTGTTCAGCAGCTTCTGAGACTTATAGGTGATATTCCGGATCACATAATCCTTGCTGTCAATGATATCCGCGTACTCGCCGCTCAGCACGGTTCCCTCGCTGGTTACCACATCACCGGCTTTCTGCACGATGCAGATGCCGCCAATTTTATGGATTGCTTCAATCTGGGAATCCGTCAGCAGTTCCGGCTCAATTCCCTTCAGGATAATGTTCTTGTAGGTGAAAGAGCCTGCTGTATAACCAGCCGTAGCACCCACCAGAGCGCCCTCCACGCCCTCCTCTTCGCCGGCATAGACAATACCAAGGGTACGATCCATTTTGCCGACAGCTTCCAGGCTGGAGGTGTCAGATACCTTTACGAACAGCATCCGGTCCTCCGTTGCCTCCACGTAGGTAGCCAATTCCTTCAGAGTATCATCTTCGGTACCAAAAACCGGGATGATCTGGCGGAAATCCTGCGCCTTGATCAGATTTAAGGTTTCCGTAACTTTCCCTGTACCCACACAAATCGCAACCTTGTTCGGACGGTCTTCCTGGATAAACAGCTTCGCGCACTGCTTATACACAGGAGTATCCGAAGTAAATCCCGCTTCCAGGACTGCATCCAGGCTGTCATACTCCGCATAATCCTTTGCGGCATTTGCCTTACCCTGAATGATCAGCGGCACACCGAATCCAGCACTGCCGATCACGCGGGCTTTGGAAAGCTTTACTGTAATATCATTCTTTGCCATGTTATTCATCACTCCTTGTCAATTCTATTGTATCAATTGTTTCACTAGCGGTGCCCTGAATCTCATTCATCAACGAGAACACCACATCAAATCCCTTCCGGAACTCATATCCGACTGTAAGCAGCGTGTCTCGGTTAGATATATCCCCCACACTTTGTACTACCACGCCACCATCGTTCAGATCGATTCTGCCTGCCTCTTCCAGCCAGTCTTTTGCCAGTAAGGCAATGTGCTGCGCATCATTGTCCTTATTTCCCTGTATTGTAAAGCTCCAGGTCTGGTGCAGAGGGATATATCTCGTACCATTTGCATCGGAATAGGTGCCTTTTCCGGTTTCAGTCCGGATGATCGTAAATGAGATATACGGATACGGTGGAATGGGTGCGTTGGCGATATTGGACTTCACCACTTCACAACCGGTTACTGACTTCAAACCAGACGCGATCAGTCGGTTCATAGATTCCTGATCTATCACTGTTCAAGCACCTCCACTCGTTTCAGATCATACGCGTAAAATCCCGCATAATCGGAATAATCTGTGTTCTCTTGCACCTTGTACCTTGCCCCTTTATAGACAATGTAGTGTTCTGTTTTCAACGGGATCTCTGTATCCGTGATAAATTCCCGGTCCTGCTCTGTATATGTGCCACCGCTCTGGTAAATCTTTTTGGTGGTCATAGGAATCACTGCCCCATTGATCATCTTAGATTCCGCAGCGACGCCCGGTACCCACTCTCCGCCAACATAACTGCCGGAAGCTGACTCCGCAAGCAGTTCACAGGGCACGCTGTATTTTTTTATGAGACGTTTAAAGTTAAATAACTGTTTCATCATGACACCTCATAAGTAATAGACTCGATCATATCTCCGGTATCAACCAGAGGATTGCTGCTGCCCTTCTGCGCTACTGTGTACGGATGGTTTGGTGGCGTATTCAGAGACACCGCATAGTTCTTGATCGCAGATGACAGCAGGATGCCGATCATCTCCAGATACTTATCCGGAGCCATCGTTCCGATCATTACAGCATCCAGAGCCGTTCTTGCGCTGGCCAGCACCTGATCACGGTTCTGATCATAACCATTTCGCAAAAAAGACCGCTCTGGAATCGTAATATACTCTGTACCGGCTTTCAGATGCAGGCCATGCTGGTGCAAATAAGCCCGCATCTTGTCCGTTACCTGAATCTTGCAGCCGTACTCATGGATCATAGCCAGATAGGCGTTATCCGCTCCAGATACACCGACTGTGACTTTTCTTCCGTTCAACTGCCGGACTGCAGCTTCCATTGTGGGAAGCAGGTTGTTTTTCGTCTTCCATTTGACTTTCACAGCCATCGCCTCCGACATGGAATAAAAGTCACCTCTGGTTTCAACCATGGTTTTAAAATCTGCCTTGCGAGATTGGCGGTCTGCTTTGAGACGGAATCCGAAGAAAAGCTCTGAGACATTGGCCCAACAGTCTCAGAAGTGACCCCCAGATCTCTACCCAGCAACTCGCAATACTTAACCAAAAAGATCCTTGCCGATGCCGGAAGACTCTTAATCGTCTCCGGATCAGCAAGGTCCACTTCCAGGGTTGTATTGTCTCGCAGCCATTCCAGACCGCTTTCTGCATACAGCTGGTCTGAATTCTCTACTGGAAGATCCAGATTACGAAATTCATCCGATGTCATTATTCTGGAATGTAGGCCAGTTTGTGTTTAAGGGCTACGATTGGGATATTCTTATGATCCTTTTTCAAAGTCCAGTTTGCTGGTTTCTCAAGATCTGCATTTGCTGCGTACTTCTTTCCGCCAGTTAATGCAGCATTTGCATTCCAAGACAGTCCATTCGGATGCATAACAAGCGCACGCCTATTAATCAGGATGTTTAAAGCTTTCAGCTTCTGACGGTCAGTCTCTACACCTACCAGATGCTGAGGCATACCATCGTTACGGGCAAAAGCTCCCTTACCCATGAAGTAGGTGGTATAAGTTCCTGTTGAAGTATCACACGGAAGACCATCATCAACGGTAACCTCATAGCCAAGGTAGGTATTGATCTTCACCTTCAGATCAGAATTGTATTCTGTCTCAATCTTCTGCTGTTTCTGTAACTGGGTATAGGTAGCACTATGCATAAATACCATACCAAGTTTATCTGCTGCGTCTCCCATGAGATTTTTTGCATCCAGTGTATTATCTACGCTGATAACACAATCGGTACTTTTTACATTGGATACGTCCAGGACATGTGCTTTCAGAGCACCTTTGGACGGATCCAGAATACCATTTAAAGTGGCAATGATAATAGCCTGCTCTCTGCCGATCCACCAGTCAGAGGCAAGGTTTGCGATAGCTGCCAGCGGATCGGTTCCACCCATAACACGGGAAAGATCGGTATCGCCCCATGCTTTCTGCCTGATCAGCAGGGCAGCGATCACACTGTCGGTATCAACGTTATCGATTCCCAGCTCTTCCTCACCAAATACCTCATCCTCACCGGTCAGCGGCTTGTAGTACGGCATGGTAATGATGTTACCGCCCTTCGGGCTTCCGTTGATAATCTGGGACACGGTCGGATCAGAAACAGCAATGCCGCTTCTGACAAGTGCGGATTTCTCAGTAGTTCTCTCTAAAATATATTCTGCAAATTTACTAGGTACAATCTGCAGGTTCGCAATAGTAGTTGCTGCCATGTGTCATTCACTCCTTTTCTATTTTCCGGCGCTGGCCTTCAACGATTTGGCTAACTCCGGGTCATTGATTTCCAGCTCCATCTGTTTTGTTAAGTTCCAGTTTTCTTTGCTCCACGGATTATCCTTACCGCCGCCGGCACCGCCTTTTCCAGGAATTCGGCCATTGGTCTTGTAAATACCGTCCGTGGTGTTCTTGATGATCCGCTGCGCAAACTTCTGCAGCGCTTTCACCTTCAGGTCGATTGCAGTCTCATCCTCACCCATGACAAAATCAACCAGATCGAGGGTATCCTCGCTGCCGTCATCCAGCTCTGCCTTTTTCAGGGCCTTGATGGCATACATGCGGTTTTCCTTCTCCTTCAGTTCATTTTCTTTCTGGGTGATGGCATCCTCTTTCTCCTGCAGCTCCACCTTCTTCAGTTCATCTGCAGACAGATTTTTCTTGCGCTCCGCATTTAGCTGATCTTTGAGCTTCTTATTCTCGTTCCCCAGCTTATTAGTGGCACGGTCAACTGCAGTCTGGACTGCCTTTGCAATCCTGGCATCCAGATCATCGTTCGGATCATCGTCCGAACCATTCTTGCCATCGTCACCAGGATTATCATCATCATCCTGAGTGTCATCCTCGGCAGTCTTTGCCATCTCGTCATACTCTTCCTGGCTGATGGCTTCTGTCTCCAGTAACTTCTTAAGCTTTGATAATTTCATTTTCTGCTCCTTTCGAGTCGCAGCCAGGTACCCCACATTCCGGGAGTGGCACCAGATTGCTCCACATTTAAGTTTCACCGCCCCACATTCCGGGAGTGACGGTCAGACAGTTTAACGCCTTATCTTAGGGCATAAAAATAACACGCATCTCTGCGTGCTTACTACTCGATCTTATTACATTTGGTACACCGCCGCACATAACTGCCATAAAGACCGGAAGCCCGGCTCCAGTGCTTACGGTAGTGGTGGCAGCACTCTTTCTTTCTGAAAAACCTCTGCCTGATCCACGATATAAGCCCCATAAGATCACCTTCTTTCATTTGCGACGTCGCAATTATTCTTATAAATGGGTACAAAAATACCACCGGCCTACTGACTGGTGGTATCTACTCTTCCCATTTTTTTAAGTTATCGCTTTCTGCTTTTAACCGCTCAAGCTCCTTCTCCCGCTCCTGCTGCGACATCTCCTTATGGAGTATCACATCTTTACCCATTATTTCAGTTCTTTCCATTCGATTCCATACTCCTTTACAAACTCTGAAAGCGCTATTCTATATTGCAATTGTAAGGCTCGAAAACATATAACTGGTAAATATCATGATTCATAGGATATCTTTTTCTTAAATACTCCCTTTTTAAAATTCTCTCTTTGAGTTCCATAAAGACTCTTTATATGACGCATTGGTGCTGGCTCAGTATTTGGTTCTTTTGCAATTTCGATCAAATCATCATTGAAATGAAAAACCAAAATACCAGTAATATCTTCATAATCACCGCCATAAGCATACGTTACTGAGTCTTCCGTATGTTCTTTGTAATCACAGTATACCAAAACGTTCACCACCTTCTCCAACTGCTTTTATCAGTTCCTTTTCCCAGTCAAACTGCTTTTTAGCTCTTTTATGAGCTTCTGAGATAGTTAAATTATATTCTTTTTCCAGCGTACTTTCAAGTAATTCATGATGTAAAAGTAAAATATCACGTTCTTCTGGCTTCCCCTCACGCAATCGCTTCCACGCAACTGCCATGTCATAATCAGGAGTCAACATTCCATAGCCATCATACTTTTGATGCTTATTGTAAAAAATATGACGTTTTATTTGCTGTACTTCTTTTTCCGTGAAATCAGTATTCCGTGCAATTTTCTTAACATCACTGTTATCTCTACTGATCTTCCTATACTCCTTCGCGGCAAAGATATCTCTGGGATCATTTTCATCGTACGGAGTGTATTGCTTGCCTCCAGTCTGCTTTACTGACTCTTCATCTACTTTGCGCAGCTCATAGCTCAGGTAACACCTGCAGTTAATGTCCTCACCGGCAACACCGCTCTGTCCCGGAGCCATAGTCTTTGCGCCGCTCGGAAGAATAAATTCCTCGTCAATTTTGACTGCTACTCCATCCATCTTCCGGTGATCATACTGCTTATTCCTGCCCTTCTGCTTCGCTGGCCGGACCCGCTCGTCTTTCATGGTTTTCCAGACCTTCATCATCTGCAGCGGGACATTCCCAGAAGATAACGCTTCTTGTACCGATCTAGCAGCGTCCAGATTGCCTGCTTCCCGAACACGGTGTGTCTCTGTCCTGGATATCCGGATAGCTTTCTTATAGCTGCCATCCACAGACTGCTTAATCCTACCAGCCATCGTGCTGTACCGGTCACCATTCATGAGCCCGACCGTAATGGCTTGTTTGATATCGTAGATGATTTCCTTCCGGTGTTTCTCCAGACGGTCATTTAAAGTCAGCTTTGATACCGGATTTTCAACGGCGCGCCGCAGGATTGCCTGAGTACAGCCCTTTAAACCACTGACAACATCCTGAGCCCTATCCTGCATCGCATCGATCATGCCATTATAGGTGTGCTCATAGACCTGCTCCACCGTGCTGCGGATCAGCCGCTTGGTCTCTGGTGACAGGTCATTGATTTTCTTCTCCACCTCGTCCAGGAATCGGGCATAACGGCTGTGTCGCTGCAAGATCTCATAAGTCAGCTTATCATCTTCTGCATACTGACTGTAGGTGTCTGCCAGATAATGCCGCAGCTCTTTTAATATCTCCTGGTAATTCTTCCGTATCTTCGCCTCAGTGCCCTTCTCGCGGTGTTCTTCGATGCGCCGGACCTGCGCCAGGAGATAATCCAGATTGTAATCAGCCATCGCTCTCCTTGCCTTCTACGGGATCTTTATTCTGGTCATCCAGCTTCTTGCTCTGATCATCGTCATCATTGTCATCGTCCAAATCTGGAATATCGTCCTGCTCACTCTCGATCAGACGCATAACTGCATCCACATCGTCAATAAAGGACAACGCACCAAAAGCAATCTTCTTTGGAAGTCCTGCCGCAATCAGCGCCTGTACCGCCTGAGCCTCACCCTGGAAGTCTACCGGGAAATTCCGGTTGTACTTTACGCTACACTGCAAAGGGTCGAACGCTGTGCCCTTCTTCCGGAAACTGCTGCTCAGAACCTTAAACATGTAGGTGTCAGCACTGAGCATCTTTGCTTCAAAGGTTCCTGTTTTCGTTTCCAGGCCGATCATCTTGATCCGTAACGCCAGACCTGAAGATGCTGCAAATTCTGGATCATTCAAATTCGGATTCCTGGATAAGCGGTAAATATTATCCTGGGCGCGATCCAGGTGGCTGTTAACAAAATCACCGTTAATGTTCTTTGTCAGATATGTGACATCATACGGTGAATCCGGATCATCCACATCAATGCCAATAACACCAGTGGCATTGGCGGTTTTTAAGATATTGTTATCCACCCGGCAGTTTTTAAAAACCATGTAGGCATTTGCAAAACCCTCAATGTCATTGCTGTTATCACTGTAGTTGCTGTCATAGTCATCAATCAGTGCCAGGACTTTCTCTGCATCCCCGATCAACTCTCTGTTGTTTGGAACTCCCTGTAGTGGACAATAATCAAACAGATGTGGCTTCTCATCCACGCATACAAACGCCCCAGGCTTACCTTCGAAGAAATAGATTTTATTCTTATCGTAAAACTCTGCCTTGAAAATCATCTCATCATTCAGGTTCAGAAATGGATAATACCGAACTGCGTATTCCGGCTCGGTCATTTCAGTATCTGAGAGGATAATGCACTCATACGGCGGGATCACCATGGCACGCTCGTTGCCTTCTGGATCAATGTAAAAGAGGCGGCCAGCGTATCCGCAGATTGCTGCAAACTTGGTCACCTCCATCGAAACATCGAACATATTATTCCGTTTTACAAAATCTGAAAGAGCTTTTGACGCCTTTTCTACAGCTTCCTCGCCTCCAGTCTCCTCTTCAGCCTGATAGTCAGTACCATAGTTGTAATTCGCTGGCTTACCTGCAAAATAACCAACCTTTCCGTCTACGATCTCGCCCAGAAAATCATTGTTGACGCGGTTATTGATTGCGCTCTCAGCTTCATGATCATCGTCACCGCTGAATCTCGGCTCTCTCGTAAAAATCGGCACCTTGTCCGCCTCCGTCCGGTACCGTCCGTACAGATCCATCATATGCCGCTGACAGCCCTGGTGTCGTTCGATGATACGATCCAGAAGGTCCGTTGTAATACCAGTCAGCCGGATCTGCTCAATTTCGGCAGCATAATCCGGATATTCCATCTTCGGAAGTCTTCCAGCCCATCTATCCATGTTCCTTCCCTCGCTTTCGTTTCTGGCAGTACGCCACGATTTTTTTATCAAAAAACGGCCTGCCTCCATCCGGCATTGTCAAGCCGCATTTCGTACAGACCTTTACTTCGTTTACATTTTTCCAATCATGCCCGCACATGGCACCTCCTAAATCCGGAATCTCATGTTATAACCCTTTAGATCCTCAACCTCGTAGTCATCCAGCGCATACCAGATTGCCGACAATGTATGTGGATCAATGTTAAACTCATCCTCCTGCACATTGCCGTCCTTATCGACCGCAAAGGTCAGCTCCTGCAGCTCTCCAATCGTATTCGGACAGTTATCCAGGCACACAATCCTACGGAAGCGCTTCACTTTTTTGGTATATATCGCTCTGGAGCCTTTGAATTTTCTGCAGGCACGCATCCTGAAACCCTGTTTGCGATAATACGCGATAGCTTTAGGTTCCGCACAATCCGCTTTAATCAACTCCTGTGTATCCTTAAATTCTTCGATGTCCGTCTCAATCTCCTGGTCCGTCTTATCTCGGCTGTAATACTCCCAGATGATGTACAAGGTCTTGCTGTCCTGGTCTATGACAAGCCTGAGCAACGCGTTGTAGGATGTCACGAAACCGAAGTCCATACCGGCCTTCTCGAGCGGATGACGAATCTTTCGGATTTCCTCAATTCCCTGCTCATATGGCATAACCTCGAACTGTGGAAATACCAGCTTACCGTTGATACCGAAGCGTCCCTTCCGGGCCACACGGTAAAGATCCGGATCATGCTGCTGCAATTCATCCAGCTGCACCACATAATCCTCAGGAACAAAATAGTTATCATCGACCGTACTGTGGTGATAATACACATTGCCTACAACTATGATCCGCTTCTGGTACAGATCTTCGTCATCCAAAACTTTGTACCCTGTAGTTCGGTCTTGAAAGAAATGCTTATACACCCAGTTATTTTTACTCACTGGGTTCGTGGACAGAATAATGTGGTTGCTGAGTGTTGGGTGGCGGAGACGACCAAGGATCTCCTTGAATCCCGCATATTTAACCTCGGAACACTCCTCGATCCAGACAATCGATACGCCATTTAAGGATTTCAGCTTTGCCGGTTTGTCCATGCCCTTGAAAATAATGCGGCTGCCATTCCGGAAACGCACCTGCATCGGTGATGTCGTAAAGTCAATGTAATCCGATACCCCCATAGACTCGGCCACTTCCATAAGCAAGTCATAACAGGAATCGCGGATCGTATCAAAAACTTCTCTGACAACCAGTGCTTTGCGTCTCTCTTCCAGAAGCTTCTTGATCAGCTTTACAGCCACATGATAGCTCTTGGAACTGCCATAGCCACCAACCAGCAAGTACATCTTATGATTCCAGTCATCAATGAAATCAAAGAAATGGTCGTTTATAACAAACTGTACGTTATGTTCATCCGCCATGGCCTTCACTCGCTTTCGTGAAAGTGATATGGATTGGCTTGTCCTCTTTGTCCTCTACCTTGGCACGAAGGACATCTATACGTGCCTTCTGCTCATCACTGGCAAGATCCCAGCGCTTATGCAGCAACTCGTCATACTGTTTAATGAGACTGCGAAGCTCCGACTGTGCCCTGGCCTGGGCCTGTAGGAATTTCCCCTGTTTATCCCAGGCATGCTGTACCTCCCAACGCTCTCCGATCACGTTGCCGTCCTTATACTCAATCTTTTCGATTGTCTTATCATCCCGGTCGCGCACATACATGATCTGCTGCGCCCGGATAATAGCAGCATAAGCAATCTGGATCTGATCCCAGAGGACATCCAACGGATCCGTCGGCATCTCCTGGATAATAGAAACGGTCTCCTCAGGCAAATATTTGCTGAAGAAACCGAATTTTTCTGCTTTCTTATTTCCCGGAGGTCCGCCAGAACTATTATGGTTTCCTGGCTGAGCACCCCGTTTACGTTTTTGCGAACGCTCGTTTTTCTTATCCGAACGTTCGTTATCCCATTTATGTGTACACTTCCAACGGCGGACCGTTCCTTCCGGCAGATTTAGTTGACTTGCAATCTCAACCAATTTCTCTCCTTCCAGATACATGGCCTTCGCCTGCTCAATTCGTGGATCCGGCGCTCTGGCCATGTCCGATCACCTCGCTTTCGTCGGTTTTGGGTGCGGTGACTCCTCTGCATCGAAAATGTCAATCATTAATTGGTAACGATTCTTTTTTCTAGTAAAATTCTCTTACATTCTGTCTTTAACGCTCTTGCATACTCAAGTACGAACGAATAATGAGATGTCTTCTTCTCATATTCAAAATTGTATCTCCAAACTTCAAACAACTCTTCTATGTCGGACACATATTCTTCGAAATGCTGTTTATCATATACACTATTTTTAAGATTATTTCTCGTTTCTTCCGAAAACATCTTATAAATATCGGTTTTTAATTTATGCCCACGTATTTCACTTCGCTGGCTACACGCATATGCAATTGACTTGCTAAACAACTCACACGCAAACACACCCATCGTAATCGTCGGACTAAGCAAATGTAATTCACAGCGTTTTGAATCCATTTTTTCTGCGGCATCCAAATATTGAAGTGCCTCTTCATAGGCACCGATGGCTCGTACTTTGTAATCTGTTATCTTCGTTTCATCTTTTCGTCTCTCTAATAACCTCATACTTTACCCCCTCTTTTCTTTTATCATACCTCAAATTCGACAAAAGAAAAGCACCTATCTCACGACAGGCGCTTTCAAAAAGGAGAAGGAAATACTGATAGCAACTAAAATCATCGGAACGGAAGGACTCGAACCTTCACTTAGGACACAAGCCATTGCTCTACCTCTGAGCTACGTTCCAACAACGCTTCCTAAGTGAACTCCACCGTCCTGATCCTCAATGTCTCTTCAGAGCAATCAGATAAGTACATCCGTGCACAAATGCATTCCATGTTTTATTCAAAAAGGCATTGTCAATCTCTCTGAGGTGTTGCGCATACGCTCAGTTCATCCGGGAGCGACCCGGCAGCTTCCTCTGCCAAGCTGTGACCCCCGGCAGAGGTTCCAGGGGAATTAAGCCGCCGGCCGTATGCCTTTGGCTTCATGGTACACTATAGCATTTGGAAAACGGAAAAACAGGAAAATTCGGAAAAACTTATGTTGCTTTCATAAAATTTTCGTATTCCTTCCGTACTCCATCAGGTGTAGCTCTTCGGCCCATTCTTACCGCTACTTCACTCCAGGTAAGCTCTTCAAAGATCTTATACCTGATAATGCGTTGCATTCTCTGCGGTATCGTGTTCAGCCATGCTTCCACATCATGTTTGATCCGTTCCGCAGCCTGTAACCGCTCTTTCAGGATCTCTTCCAGCCGGTCCAGCTCATCCGGATCCTTTACTACAGGATATGCCAGACCTTCGATATGAAACGTCTGTGGTGTGTAAGGGAACTCATGTGAAGAACCTTTCACTGCATCCTGCTCAATCCTCTTCCTGGCTTTCTTAAGCTTCAGGATCTCCCTTTTGGTATCTTCCACCTGGGCGCATGCATCTATGTACTGCACCAGAATCTGCTTGTCCAACGGTATCACCTCCCATTCTACGCTTTTATCTAAACAAATCCCTAGTCAGGTATAATATTAAAAACACCCAAACAAGAACAAATTCGTGCATTTCAATATTTCCACGCTTTATTTTGAACATACCGTAACAAAGCCAATATGCTATGCCTCCAATTGCCACGATTGCTTTTGCGCTCATAATCATCATTTTCTGCCTCCTCGTAACTCCGGATCCACGCAGAGGCTTGTCCCCGCATATGCTGGCATCCTGGCAGACCAAGTTGTAGGCTTCGGCCCGTTAATAATCGCATGGTCTGATGCAGCTATGGCACTTTTTCTTTGCAGCTGGTTTGCCTTTCTCTGGGCCTCTGACTTTACTAATCCCATTCTTTATGTCTTCTCCCTTCTTGCGCATGGCAGCTATCACGTATTCCACGTTGGGATTTACTCGTTTCCACATTACGCTGCTTTACCGGTATGCTTCCGGTCTTTTCTTTCCAGGTATAGCTTTACCAGCGTGTAGATCTGACGGAGGAACAGGCTGTCTTCTATGTGGCTTATATTCTGGATGATATACTGCTTTACATGTTTGTTATTCATAGGCTACCTCCTCTAAATTTCAGTTTACCTCTCAAATCCTTATTCTAAAGCCTACGAACCGATAAGATTCCCTCGTATTCCTCGTATTGACATTCCTTTTCTTTTACATCCCATGTTGCTTTATTTTGATTGATACGGCAACGTGGATATTTTCGCGAATCTCCTGTTACATACATTGTTCCAAAGTGCTTACATGTTTTACACTTTTCAATATCCATCTACATTCATCCCCTTTTCAAGTTTCACCGCCTTGCTATAGAAGGTCTTGGAACACATATTGCAGGCTCTGGCAGCATACTCTATCTTGATCTTTCCAGCTCTCCAATCCTTATGCATTTGATCAAAATTCTCCGGGATTGGTAATGACGGTCTGCCAAATATAACACCTCTTGCTTTTGCTGCAGCAATTCCCTCTGCCTGCCTTTGCTTGATATTGATCCGTTCGTTTTCTGCGACATAACTGAGCAATGCCAGAACAATATCGCTTATGAATGTTCCCAGCAGATTCTTCTCCCTGCGTGTATCCAGCAGAGGCATATCAATTACCACAATATCGGCTTTCTTCTCTTTCGTGATGATACGCCATTGCTCATTCAGATCTGCATAATTCCTTCCAAGCCTGTCAATAGATTTTATGTACAGCACGCTGTCCTCGTTAAGTTTTCTGAGCATCCGCTTATACTGTGTCCTCTCAAAATCTTTGCCGGACTGCTTATCAATAAAGATATTCTTTTCATGCACTCCTGCTGCCATTAGAGCAATTCTTTGCCTATCCTCATTTTGTTCTTTCGATGATACTCTCATGTATCCATATATGTCCATTTATACCTGATCCTTATTCCTGTGTTTTTAACACATTCTTAATTTCAGTTTTGCTTACCATTCATGCTGCTCTGCCTTAATTTCAAACTTCAATTCGTCTTCTTTAATATCAAGAGCTTTTTTCATATTGCATCTACTGGTTCCCCCTACATATGGGACAAATAAACTTCTAATTATTTCGCTTGTGTAAAATTGGATACAAGGTGTTTCCCCGTCAATCTTCGTATCAACTTTCAGATAGTCCAAAATATTATTGACCTGCTGCACCACATCTTCAATGAGATTTAATGCGCCCTTATAGATATCAACGTAGCCATTAATCCTGATAGAATGCTGTCCTTCATCAATAATCCAAGCACCACAATCTGGACATTTCCCGTCAATAGGTTGTAATGCTTCATACACCGTTTTGATCTTTGCATTTTCCTTGACTTCGCAATATGGACAATGTAAATAACTCATGCTTTCATCCTCCAAATCTTAACTTTCAGTTTACCGATGATACCAAACCATCTTGCCATCAACCATTTTCAATTCTACCTTATCAGGATAGTTATCACTATCTTTGCAAGCATGGAACCTCATATCATGAATTTCCAACGCAACCTTATGACTATCCTCACATTTTTTACATTCATTCTTATCTTTGTACTGCGTTCCGCAATGTTCGCACACATATAGCTGTAAACTCTTCATTATTTACTTTCACCTCAATCCTAATATACAAATAACTCAATCAATATCTCCAGAATCGTCATCATTCCAATATATTGAAAAGCTTGCAACATGCATTTTTACTATTTTTTCATATCCTGCAGCTTCTTCTTCAGAAAGCTCTTTGTTTACAATGGAAGGATGTTCAAGTTGGGTAATTCCGTATTTATTACGGATTTGCTCACGTGTCATAAAAAGCTCCTTATATTAGCGATGATACCAAACCATCTTACCATAAGCCCTCTTTTATGCAGTTCCAGTGCCTCATCTATTGCAATTTGTTTTATGATCATTGCCCTTCTCCTTTTTATTCAACGGACACCATCTCGGTGCGGTTTTAATAGTTAATTTATCATCATGTCTTTCTGTTCTGCAGATTATAGGATGAGGCTCACATTCACTCCGTGCAAACTTGGCTTCATCATGAAGGCAGTAATAACGCCCTGGCCTTCCGTTCATGTCATAAAATTTTTTATAGCTGCAGTCTTTACAGTTCATTTCTTTTCCCCTTTCTGTATCTCTTTCAGCTTTTCAATTAAAGTTGTCCTGTTTGCCCGACAATCCCTAAAGAACTTTCCAGACTCCAGAAGATACTCCTCATTTGCTCCATACCCTTCCTTGTACCTCATGGCAACATCAGCTTTCCAGTCATAAAGTATGGAGTGATACGTCTTGATAACGAAGCTTGTCCCATCTGGAAGATCATACCGGTAATACCGCTCACCGGTCTCCTGGTTATCGATCCAGAGTGTCCAGGTTTCATACGCATCAATAAAAGCTGCTCTCTGGTCATTGTTCCTAAGCGGTGGAAGCTCTGGCTGCTTCGGTCTATCCTTTTTCTCTTCCAAATCTTCCAGCTCACACAGCATGGAAGCCAAAGCACCTACTTCCAGCTTTTGCATTCTGATATGCTCATCTGACTTATCAATGCCGGGAGTTCCCAGACATTTGCTAAGAAGCTGCTTCTTTCTCTCCAGCAACTCCCTCAAAAGCTCTATATCTGTACGCTCTTTCACTTCATCTTCGGAAGCCTCGTTATCCGTTTGCGACGTCGCAATCTCTTCCTCTGTCTCAGGGCGATCAGCCGAACTGTTGCATTCAAGCTTGCACTCCCCATGTTTGACACACTCCCAGCAGCACTCATGGGCACAGTCCGTTCCACTTCCGGGCCGGTGCATGTATTCTTCCGGTAAAGAGCACGCATATTCTGGGCGGTATAAGCAATGGCCCATTTGCTGCTTTTCGGCAGCATCTATAGGTTCATTCCGCTGCTCATTGGCAACAGTCTCTTCCGGAAGCAGTTGCGACGTCGCAATCTCCGCATCTTCCTCTTCCATCAGCTCTGCAACCGGTATTTCCTGGCTAATAGGCTTACCTGCCACCGGCTGGACCATATTTTCATCCTCTTCCACATCAAACAGCTCCGCCGTTGATGCTTCAAAGCTTTCCGCCCTCTCTTCCGGCATAACACCAGGGATATCTTTTAGTTCCGTCTGCCCTGGTATCTCTATGTAAGGGACTTCCTTTGGTCTTGCCATGCTCCGGATCTCCCGGACGGTCATATCCGGTGTGACCTGCTCCAGCTGCTCGTCACTCATGCCAAGCATCTCCTGCAGCTGGCTCTTACTGAAGTCCTTAAACCTATCATCTATGAGCGGACTGTTCCCGCCCCTGGAAAACCTTGTGTTCCTAGTGATGTACCTGGATGTGGCAGAGGCACTGAGACCAAACCTGTCCATGGCATACTCATTGACGTTCTTATATCCTGCTTCCAGATACAGTTCATTGTCCCTGATATGCTTCAGGTAAAATCCCGTTGCGATCACACTGCGAACTGCTGACTGCAGGTTGGACCGGATAAATACCTCTGCATCTTCCAGAGATACATTCTGGTACCATTCCTCTACCTCACCGGTCAAAACCTTCCGATCCACTGCAAGGATCTCTGTTTTGTTCTTCTCTGTCTCCACTGTTATCTTCCCTCCCCCGTAAGCTGGCTGCGTACTCTCTCCAAGGCGATCGCATCATAGTCCGTATCACTCTGGGTAAAGTTATGAAAACGGTTCTTAGGACCTGTTTTAGGCGTATCCTGCGGTCTTGCTGAATCCTGTGTCCTGCTCAGCCAGCCATTAATGAATTTATCAATACCTCTGGCTGTCTTCCTGTTTTTCGGATGCGAGTCAAGCCAGCCGATCATCTTCCGGAATTCCTGGTCCACATCAACAGCCGGATAAAGCTGTCCGTACTTCTCTACAGAATCCCTTGATACCGGATAAAAGCTTCCGTCAAGTAACTGCAGCTCATACACGGTATCCGGGCAAGGACTGCTTTGCAGCTCCGCGCCTATCATTTTATTTTTTTTACTTTTATTTACTTTACTTTCCTTTATGTCATTTTTCCGGGAAGAATCGTTATTTTTCCGGGAATTATCCTCATTTTTCCAGGAAGAATGAAAAGAAGGGTTCACTTTAATAAAGGGTTCCGTTTCATCCGCTTCCAAAAGCCAGAAACCCTTTATGACTACCGGTGTCTTCTTCGCCCTCTCTTTGACCGCAAGCTGATACCGTCTCTGTATTCCGGGTGAGGTGAGGATAGTGTCCGACTTGAAAAGTGTGCTGTCCAGTAGTGACCGTTCAAGCAAGAATGTCAGCACCTGCTCTATGAACCCATCTGTGAGATTCAGGTCTGCTGCCAGGATGAACTTAAAATCATCGTTCCATTCCATGTAGTAGCCTTTTTTGTAGATCTCGCAGAGTAAATAGATATATACCGCGATCCCGTTATTGCCAAACCTGGCGCGCAGGATCCGGATCTTATTATCCGTGAAAAAATCGACATCAAGAGGAAAGTAACTAAGACCTGGCTTCTGCTGTCTTGGCATTTTCCTTTCCTTCCGTTATCTGCTGTCCAGCCTCCCACTCTTTGTAGAGCTGGATCCAGTCTTCTAATCTCATGGTGACCAGCCATTCTGACCGGTCCCTGCGGTGGAACACAGTCGGCATCTCTCCGGTCCTGGCGTCCCTTTTGGACTGTTCCATGGCTTCCTGGAGGTTTAACCGTTCCACTCTCTTACATTCTATATGGATGCCTGGGAGACCGGTCACATCTGCATCACCGCTGGCACCGCAGAACTGCTGCCCTCTGCGGCAGTTATAGCCGTGGTCCCTTAACCTTCCGGCCAGTTCCCGTTCCCCGCGTTTTCCTTTTTCCCGCTGTGACTTTCCCATAACGATCCTCATCTTTCTTTTAAAAGGGGCGGCGGTCAGAGAATTGGGTTCATGGTCCGCCCCTTCAGGTACAACACCTCTGGTCATTTAATACCGTGACATATAAAACTGACCTTTAAGGTAATAAAACAAGCTTTTGCAAATACAACGGATTATCCGATGATAGTAATACGATTTCTAAGAGCCATATCCTGTTCTGACAGGACTAACTCCAGATAATCCTTGATTTTTCTTACTGCTTCTGTCTTCCAGATGCCGCCCTCTGCTTCCACCAGTTTAAACTCCGGTGTTCCTCTGTCTCCAATGCGGAATACAAACTGGCTGACCGGCTGCTCCACTTCCTGGAAGGTACGGTAAGGTCTTAACTGGACTGGATTTGGTACGATCGCATCTGCCTTGGCTGCCACACCCACGGTCATGGTTGCCACCTGGGTACAACCGTCATCGGAATAGGTCTGCTCATTCTTTCTCTCGATATTTCCGGCAAGCAGGAGCACCGCATCCAGGTCCGCCGTTTTTGCGAAGTTGGCCTGCAGGCCGATCATAAAGCTTTCCTGGTCGTACCACTGGTCAAAGTGGAAGCCGGAAACCTGGGCATCCGTTTCAAACAGGACCTCTCTCTTACGTTCCCCATCCAGGGCAGACATCAGCCTGACTTTTGTAGGACTTACTACATGGATGATCATCCTTCTGCCTTCTGTAAACTCTTCCCTACAGTTTACGATGTAATCTGCCAGTGCTGAAAGGGTCGTGGCCTTTACAGGCTCTGCATAATTGGCGGTATCATATCTTCTCAGTGCCTTGTTGGCATATGTATGGCCACAGATCTCCACCACTTCTGTTTTCTCATTTTCCCTGGCAAGATCTTCCACATGCTCCAGGGCATCTTTTAAACCTTCTAACATTGATCATCTCTCCTTTACTCATTTATCTTTTTTATCATGCCTGCTGTCTTCTTAAGTCGATCGGCCCGGTCCTTCTGTCCTCAAAGATCTCACCGGTCTCCGGATCCACCCTTCTGCCGGGGCTGACCTCTTCATAAGCAGCTGCAGGGATCTCCTGTACCGGATTTACCTGTGGAAGCCTGCTTCCAGGCTCTGACATATCAATACGGCCCGTACTGGAATCCTGTCCCACCAGGAACATGGTCTCCGCTTTCTTAAATCCGGCCAGTTTCGGCTTCACGTTATACTCTACCTTCAGGTTCCCACGCCCAGCCGGTTTGAACTTGATATTGATTGTCATTTCCCTGGCAGCTTCCGGATCCATGTTCGGATCCAGGATGTTCCTTCCGATCTGCCTAAGGGCCATGTTGAACTTCTCCTGCAGCCCGCCATTGCCAATGCTGTCAAATGTTATCGCCATGCCTTGATCACCTCCCTTCATTTCACCTATTTAGCTGAAAAAATCTGCCGCTGCATCGTTCGTTTCCTGCGCAGCATCATCTTCCTGGACTGCAGCACTCTCTTCCTGTGGTACCGCTGCCTCTTCTACTACATCCGGCTGTACAGTCTCCACATAATCCCGGCTTCCGTCCTCACGGATCACTGCCATATCAGAGTCAATGGCGTCCTGAAGGTCAATGCTCATGATGCCCCACTTGCTGATCAGCTGGCGGAGCATGGTCTTATAAGCCATGGCGTCAAAATCCTTGGCCCAGAAAGTCCAGCTTGTCCCTTTTTCCAGATCTCGTTTATAACCAGGACTGTACTTCTTGGCATGGGCTTCCATTTTTGCTCTGCTCCAGTACATTGCTTTCCGGAAGCCATTGGTGTACTCAAACATTGCATAGTAGCCGATCGTGAGCGCTGCTTCTCTCTGCTCATCATCCTGGATCAGGTTCACTTCGATCTCTTCATTCAAAGGATCAAAGCGGATCAGTTCCCCTTCTTTGATAGAAAGCACGTTCAGTTTCTTATACTGACTGGAACGGGTCGCTAACTGGATATAACCTTTATATCCGAGCTGGAACTGTGCTTCTTTGGCGCCCTTACTGCGGTTATCATAAGGGACCATGTAATACTGGCCAAGCTGTGGGCTTGGGGAGAGGTTTAATGACTCTCCCAGAAGTGCCGCTGACAGGATGCTGGAATTTGTGCATTCCTGCAGGGCCGGTGTTGCCTGTACTGCTGATACGATACTGGAAATAAAGCGTGTACCGTTCTTGCCGCCTACTACCTTATTGATCTGGTCCTTAACTGCATCCTGGGTAAGATATGCGGTTAATCCCGTTTTTTGTGTTCTTGGTGCTAACCTGTTTGCTACTGCCATTTCTATATCCTCCTCTTACTGTTTCGGTACCGGCTCAAACCGGATGCCATTATCTTTTAAAAATCCTTTTAACTTCATCAGCTGTTCCCTGGTGGCATAGACCCGAAAGTCGATCACATTGACCGGCTCTTCTACGGTCTCCATTTTAGGTTCTTCTGCCTTAACCGGTCCTGCAGGAGCTGCCTGTACGTTTTCCTGTCTTCCGGCTGCCATCACGCTCTCAGCTGCGGCTTTCCTCTGTGCTTCCTGCTCTGCCTTTCTCCTTGCCATTTCTTCCTGGTAAATCCTGCGGTTCTGTTCCTCTGCCTCTAACTGGTTTCTTTTTGCCATGGCCGCACCGATATCATAAGTCTCCAAAAAGACTTTCTTCATATCACCGGCATAAGGGCTGTCCACTTCATTTAAGACAGCCAGTCCCTCATCCACCTTCTGGATCAGAGCCAGGATCTCTTCCTTGATGGACTTCATGGTAGTGGAAGCCAAGGCATATCTTGGCTGCATCACACGTTCAAACGGAAGATACTTGCCAATGTCATGGATGTTATCCTCATAGAACTCCCTGACCTTGGCGGTCTTCTCCTCACGCAGGCGTTCTTCGTAACCTTTGATCTGACCGTCAATGTTATTGATAGCCTTTTTAATGATCGCTGTAAGATCATCCGCTTCTGAACGAAACGTCTCATAAGGTTCCGTAACCTTTTTACGTACCCTGGATTTCTCTGCCTCTAACGCATCTTTAAACTTATTTAACTTTGCTCTGTCTTCCTTAGCCTTTTTGATCATTTCATCTGTATAAACAGATGCTGCATATTCTGCAGAAATAGGCTCTATATAGTTTTTGAGTTCTTCGTAATTCCACTCGATCCGCTTTAAGAAACTGTCTTCCGGATTATAAACTTTTAATTCCATCATGTCTGTTTTCCTCTTTTCCTATATTGCCGGGAGGATCAGGTCCGGCCTGGTACCCGTGACCACACAGTTCCAGAACTTCCGTTCTGACTCTACCAGGCACTCTATATCCTCCTCAACTTCTTTACGTTCAATAAAGTAATGCCTTGTCTCGATCCGCATCCGTTCTCCCTGACCACTTTTGATCTGGGCTTTCAGGACTGCAAAATCGTATTCCGTTACTGCCAGATAATGGAGTACCTGGCAGAAGTAATTATCCGGGATCTTATCCCTCCATTTCTCCCACTGGGAACCCTGAAGGATGTTTGTGGTCTTGATCTCCAGGATCCCATGACGTCCGGTACTGTCCAGAAGCTCCCCGTCTAAAGAAGCATGCATCCAGGGATACTTAGAATTGGTAAACATGTTATCCGGATCATAAAAGACTTTGTATTCCGGATGATCCAACGCAAACAGCGCACGGAGATGTTCTTCCGCCTCTGTTCCATACCGGACATAATCCTTATCAGAAATGTCTTCCGGAAACACCAGTCCTACCTTTTCTTCCCAGAGCTGCACGTTATCCTTATAAGGATTTAGTCCCACACAGGCAGCCGCATCCGAACCGCCTATGTGGTTCTTTCTCCCCTGCAGCCACTCTTCCCGGCTGTTAAACAGCTTTTTAGTTACCATTCGTAAGCCTTTCCAGCATCTTTTTCTTGCAGCGTCTCTCGGTCTCTTCTATAAATGCTGTCAGCATTGCGATTGCCTGCATATCATTATCAGCCATGCAGTCAATTGCTTCAGACATACCATCTGCTAAACCTTGAACTGTCATGGAAGCTTTTAATCCGATACCGCCCATTACAGCCAACTGGAGACAATTCTTTGCTTCCTTTTCCCCTAAACCGATTGCCACAACCAAGCCACACTCCTCAAATTCTCTTGCTTCCTTGCTATCCACTACAAACTTCGCTTTTACCATCTTGCAATTCTCCTTCTCCCTCCGTATAATGAGGGTGTGATTTATTTTTATTACCGGACCTTCCGCAGTTGCCGCTGCCTGGGTCCTTTTTTATGTAACCTCTGCATGCCTGTAAGCGGCTTCTCTCCATACACCGGTTCTTCCTGATGCAGGTACCGCACTGGTCATCACAGCACCTGGACCGCAAGCGCAGCCCCAAGCATCATGAAGACTATCACCCACATGCCACCGGCTATAAATGTCTCTGTGATACCTACCCAGTCCACAGTTTTCTTCTTTGGCCTGGTTGCCTGTACTGCCACATAGGACAGTTCCATGCCGGTCTGACCGTCATAGTTCTTGATCTTTGCCATTACTTCTACCTCCTTTCTATCCCCTGATCATTGTCCGGGACTCTGTCTCTATCTGACGCAGTCTCCACTTTTCAAACTCTTCTGTATCAAATATGATCGGGCTATTTTTCTTCATCGGGTTCATTTTTCCAGCGAACCTCTGCGTTGGAAGTCGATAGGCTCTCTGTAGATATTCTTCTGGGAACCCCATTTCCTTTACCAGCTCAGTGAGCTTCATTACTTTTTTCGGATACTGCATATATCTCTCGCCTCCTCTCTTATTCCAGTAGGTTCTCGATTGCAACACCTAAACGATCAGCTACTTTTTTCAAGTTCCTCACCGTCGGACTTACTGAATTCCACTTACACACGCTACCGATAGCTAATCCACAATCTTTCTCAAGTGCATTTATCGAAATCCCAGATTTCTTTGCCTCACGGCAAACATTGTCGTAAATCAAAATCTCGCTCAACTTGTTCACCTCCTGTCCTATAAAAAGAGTTCTGAAAAAATCACTCAAATATGTTGACTTGCTTCTGAAAATATCCTATAATCAAATTGTCAAGTAAGTTTATCGAAAAATTCAGAGGCATTATTTATATCTCCGTATTTTGCGATTTTTTCAGAACCTTATGGTTACATTATACGCGATTTATTCAGAATGTCAACAGGAATTTTTGCGATTTTTTCAGAGATTAGAAAAGGACGCAAAATAGGCATGAAAGAACGAATTAAAGAATTATGCAAAAACAAAAAAATATCTATGAATATGCTCGAACAAGAATTAGGATTCGGGAAAGGCTATATAAGTAAGTTGGGGCAAAGCACGCCTAACGCGGCAAAAATCAAAAAAATAGCCGACTATTTTGATGTGACAGTTGATTATCTCATGACAGGGAAAGAAGATGCTACGCAAGAAAAAGCCCCAGAGCTTACCGGCCGAGACGAAAGAGATATTGAAAAAATATTAAACAATACCCGCGAACAGCTTCTTTCCCAGGAAGGTCTGATGTTTGATGGTGATCCAGCAAGCCCAGAAGCTATTGACTCTATTCTTTCTGCAATGCAGATCGGTATGGAAATGGCTAAAAAGAAAAACAAGGAAAAGTACACCCCTAAAAAATATAAGAAGGATTAGCCTATGGATATAAAGAAAAAGGCTGACGCTTTGGTCCGCAAGCACCAGACACGTAACCCCTTTGAAATTATTCTAGGACTTAATGTTATCCTTGTCTTTGCCCCGTTGACAGGAGTACGTGGGTTTTACCAATATTTTCAAAGAAATAATATCATCTATATAGATGAGAATCTGCCACCACACGAACAGGCTTTTGTTTGTGCTCATGAGCTTGGACATATGTTTCTACATAAAAAAGCCAATGCTATTTTTATGGATACACGTACGCATTTCAATACTCACCGATACGAATTGGAAGCAAATAAGTTTGCAATGGATTTTCTTGTTGGAGATGATACACTTTCCGAATATCAAGAGTGTACCATAGATCAGCTTTCACGGATCCTTGGATATCAGAAAGAACTTATAGAATTAAGGCTGAAATAATAGCAACTTGTAAGAATTACTTACAAGTTCAACTATTTCCGTTTTAGAAATACATCAGAGCTAACCGTCTGGATTTTCATACGGTTAAGAAAGGAGTTTTATGAAAATCAATGCTAATGGAACAGAAATTAATGTAATTGGCTCTAGTGATGGAGAAGACTATATTTCATTAACGGACCTTGCAAGATATAGAAATTCAGATGATCCAGCAGGCGTTATTGCCAACTGGCTTAGAAACAGAAATACTATTGACTATCTGGGGCTGTGGGAGCAAATGTACAATCCTGAATTTAAACTCCTCGAATTCGAGGAGTTTAAAAAACACGCTGGCGAAAATGCGTTTACTTTGTCTCCTCAAAAATGGATTACCTCCACAAACGCAATAGGTATATCTTCTCGATCAGGACGTGGAGGCGGTACATTCGCCCATAAAGATATTGCTTTTGAATTTGCTTCATGGATTTCTCCAGAATTCAAACTGTATGTATTTAAAGATTATCAGCGCCTTAAAATTGATGAAGCCAGCCGTCTTGAAATAGGTTGGGACACCAAACGTGAACTTTCTAAAATTAACTATCGCATACACACGGATGCCATTAAAGAGTTTTTAATCACACCAGAATTAACAAAGCAAGAACAAGGATATAAATACGCTACAGAAGCAGATATCCTTAATGTGGCATTATTTGGAAAAACAGCCAAGCAATGGCGTATTGAAACCGGAAATAAAAAATTGAACATGAGAGATTTTGCCAGCGTGGAACAGCTTATTGTTCTTGTAAACCTTGAAAGCATGAATGCCGATATGATTCGGCAAAATATTCCAGCAATGGAGCGTCTGGAAAAGTTAAGAAGTGTTGCTTACTATCAGCTTAAATCACTATTATCCAACGATTCTGCTAAAAAGCTTAAAGCAACCATTCAAAATAGAATTGAGCAAAAGGAATAAATAGTAAAAGACCGCTCCTGCGCCAACAGGAACGGCTTTCACATAGATTTTCTCTTACCAGATTGCTCCGGAAGATATAGTTTTTAACGCAAATAAATTATATCATTCCTGAAGCACTCTGGCAAGGGTGCCTTTTTTGTACCCATTTTTCAATAACAGGAGGATATACTTTATGGCAAAAGCAAAATATACACCCGGTAAAGACGGCCGCTTCCAGACCAAAGTATGGGACGGGACCTATAACCCAGACGGCCGCAAACACTACATACCTATCTATTCCACCAAATCCAGCGGTGACCTGGAGAAAAAAGTAAATGCGATGAAAGCAGCCGTTGCTGATCGCAAATATGTTACACCAACAGATGAAACCTTTTTAACCTATGCCAGGAGCTGGCTAACGGTATATAAAAAGGTCAGGCAGCTTAACACCCAGCGCATGTATGAGAACATCATAGAAAAACATTTAATCATCCTGGACAGTATCCGCCTGCAGGATCTGCGTAAGATCCATTTCCAGTCAGTTATCAACAACGCACTGAAAATGCCAAGGACTTGTCAACAAATCGCCCTGACTTTTCGACAAATAGTGAAAAGTGCGATTCAGGATAAAAAACTTCCGGAAGGATCCTACCGCGATATATGTACTGGAATTGATATTCCAAAATACAAGCCCGATGAAAAAAGACCTCTAACTCCGGAAGAAAAGGCAGCTATTAAGGCTGCAGATTTTACTCCCAGGGAAAAGGCCTTTGTTCTCCTGATCTACGCTACCGGTCTTCGGCGCGGGGAAGCTTTGGCCCAGACCAAGTTTACAATCAATCTAAAAAAACGTGAATTGTACGTAAACGAGGCTGTAGCCTTTGACAAGAACACACCCTATATAAAATGTACTAAGAACGAAAGAAAGCGTCCTGTGCCCCTTCCAGGCTATCTGGTGGACTATCTGGACCAATATATGCGTACAGTGCCGGGAACATACCTTTTTGGCAAGCTGAACGGTGAGATCATGACCAAAAGCTCATATGACAAAATGTGGAAGTCGATCACCACCAAGATCAACTTAGCTGCAGGCGGCAGTGAAGATCTGCAGGTTATCTTTAATCTGACAGCTCATGTCTTCCGACACAACTACTGCACAAACCTCTGCTACCAGATCCCAGCTATAAGTATTAAAAAGATTGCTGCACTCATGGGTGATACGGAAAAAATGGTAATTGAGGTCTATAACCACATTATGGAGGAAAAAGAAAATCCAGCAAACGTGGTAGAAAACGCTGTTGCACTCTAGGTTTTGAGGGATATTTTTTGAAGATAATTTGAAGATGAAATGAAGATATTTTGCCTCTGAAGACGGCTTTAAGACAAATAAAACCACCTATTTGGGGTTACTTTTGACTACCGTGAAATAGATGCAAAAATGGCGAAAAACCTTGATTTTACACAATGTCATTAACTTAAAAGCAGAAGATATTTATTCCGAAATGGATTAGATATCTCCTGCTTTTTTTGATATGCTTATATTGTAAAAAGAAGCCA